GTTGGAACGGCGGTTATCGGGGATTATGAACTTCTCTACAAAGGCAGCAAAACAGGCTCTTACCTTACCATTGAAAAAAAGAAAGGCTCAGTTGTTCCGGTTGCAGTCTGGGAAGTGACTGCCGCCGATGAACACAACCTTGATATTTACGAGGGCTATCCTAATTTCTACTACAAGAAAAATATGAAAATCAGACTTTCCGAAACCGGAAAAATGATTGATGCTTTTGTGTATATCATGCATGAAGAACGCAGGTTTGGGATTCCAACTTCTGCATATGTCAGCACCTGCAAATTCGGATACACCATTTTCGGATTTGATTTCAAGTACCTTGATGAAGCCTATGAAAAAAGTCTGAAAGGAGTTGCCAACAATGAAAAATGAAACCCCGACTGAAAGAACCTGCCCGAAATGCGGATGTGTTTATACTGAAGTTCCTGCACTTTCCAGAACTGATAATGAAACACTGATTTGCCCCGATTGCGGAATCCGTGAGGCTCTCGAAAGCATTGGTATTTCCAAAGAAGAACAGGAAAAAATCATCAGCATTATTCACCGTAACACAGCAGAATAAGACAATGCAAGCCGCCACGTTTGGCTGTGTGGCAATTCAGGGATTTCCTCCGTAAATTATCCCATTTGAAGCAAAGCCCCACACAAGCCGACAAGGTGGCTTTGTGTTGCTGTCATATTCTACACAATAATCTCCTCTGATTTCAGCGTTATGTTTGTTACATTTATTATCGCAGATACCGTTGACTATCAGCCTGAGATGCGGTAATATACAACACAACGGAACGGGAAACCGACCGAAAACCACGAAATTTGGAGGAAAACACCATGAACGAACAGATTAAAAACTACTTCGAAAACCTCAGAATAAATTCTGAGAACGATGCAACCAAGTTGAGCCGGGGAACACTTGAAGCCTACTGGACTTACGAATTCAACCTCAATCACAACAGCAGCGAATTTGAATGCAATGAGCTCCCTTGGACAACAGACATGAGCGACTTTGTTAAGACGATGAGAGAAGCGGGAGTTGAAACCATAGCGGTTACAGAAACAAGCACAGCACTTCTTGAAAATCTGCATAAACTTGACGCACAGGGATGCAGCATTGATGGACTTTGCACGATAATCAGACCGGACATCTGGGGCAATGCAAAGGAATACCCTGCAATTCGCATCAGACTGAACTAAAAACCAAAGAGCCAAGGGGCAGAACAAACTGCCCCGCAGACGGCTCAGAAAGGAAACCCATATGAAAGTACTGATTGTTGAACCAAGAAAACATCCAAGAGAAGCTGAAATTGACGGCAGTCTGGAATCCATGCAGAAAACGGTTGGCGGGTATCTGCAAGCGATATACCCTTTTGAAGATGAAATTGCACTTGTTTGTGATGACGAATCAAAGCTGAAATCCGATACGGAGTGGAACAGAATGCTTCCTGAAACAGGTGACATCATCAAAGGCACATTTTTTATCGCAGGTCTTGGAGCAGAAGATTTCACAGATCTTTCTCCTGAATTTATGGAAAAATACAAACAGCGATTTTGGAACATTGAACTTTTCATTCCTACGCCAAACGGTCTGATGCCGATTGTAATCAGGGACTGACAGCACGCACGTTCGCCTGTAACGGCAAGTAAAACCGATTCCGAATACCTTTCCAATTTGAAAAGCAACGCCACAAACGCAAACGTGGCGGCTGCTTTTTTGCTGTCATAATCTACACAATACAGGGGGCGATTTTCAAGCTGTATATTCTGGCAGTTTAGCCGCTTGCTATGTGTCCAAAGGTATGGTAATATACAATTACCGCAAGGGAAAAACAAAAAACGGAGGAACACACAATGGCAAAAACATAGGAAGTAAAAGCATTGACGGTAACAGGAACAGCAACCGAAAGGGTGGAAAATGGGATTCACATTTTCCACCCCGGCAAACAGGAATGGCTGGTAATCAAAGAGTTTGACGACTTTGAAAAAGCCGAAAACTGGATGGCGGATTACATCAGGAAAAATCACCTCTACTATGGCGATTTCAAAATCACAAGATAAACTGAAATTACCACCAAAACAACGGCCCCTTAGTTCAGGGGGCTGTGGCTCGTACCGAAGAAATATAGTACACAAAATAGCCCAGCGATGTTTGTGCAGTATATTTTTTCGTTATGACTTGATAAACTTGAATTTGTATGGTAACATGGTTACAATGGGAATGGAATCTCGATTACAAAACTGCCCCATGAGGGCGTTAAAATAAATGATGCAGACTTGCTTTTTGGCAGGTCTTTTTTGTTTGGAGGTGAGAACAATGGCAAGATTTAAACCGACCCGTTTTATGGCGAAAGATTCAAAATACGATAAAAAGGCGGCAGACTATGCTGTTTCTTTTATTGAGTGCCTCAGCCACACCAAAGGCACCTGGGCAGGAAAGAAATTTGAACTGCTGGACTGGCAGGAACAAATTATCCGTGACCTGTTTGGAATCTTAAAACCGAACGGCTATCGGCAATTCAACACGGCTTACATTGAGATTCCGAAGAAAAATGGCAAATCAGAGCTTGCCGCTGCAGTTGCCTTGCTGCTTACCTGTGGCGATGGCGAAGAACGTGCAGAGGTGTATGGCTGTGCTGCCGACCGCCAACAGGCTGCCATAGTGTTTGATGTGGCTGCCGACATGGTGCGAATGTGCCCTGCCCTTTCCAAACGAGTGAAGATCCTGACCTCACAAAAGCGTATCGTGTACATCCCGACCAACAGCTTCTATCAGGTGCTTTCGGCAGAAGCCTACTTCAAGCACGGTTTCAACATTCACGGGGGTGTGTTTGATGAACTTCATACGCAGCCGAACAGAAAGCTGTTCGATGTTATGACAAAAGGTTCCGGTGATGCCAGAATGCAGCCTTTGTATTTCCTGATTACCACAGCCGGCACTGACACCAACAGCATCTGCTATGAAGTTCACCAAAAAGCAAAGGACATTCTGGAGGGTAGAAAACATGATCCGACTTTCTATCCTGTCATTTACGGTGCAAATGAATCGGAGGACTGGACGGATCCGAAGGTGTGGAAAAAGGCAAACCCAAGTCTGGATAAAACCATTGGAATGGATAAGGTGGTAGCTGCCTGTAACTCTGCAAAGGAAACACCGGGCGAGGAAAATGCTTTTCGGCAACTGCGTTTGAATCAATGGGTAAAACAGGCGGTACGTTGGATGCCGATGGAAAAGTGGGATAAATGCAAGGTGGCTTTTGATGAAGAGATGCTTGCCGGGCGTGTTTGCTACGGTGGACTCGACCTTTCCAGTACAACGGATATTACAGCTTTTGTTTTGGTATTTCCTTCAACTGAAGACGATGAGCATTACTACGTTCTGCCTTACTTCTGGCTGCCGGAAGAAACACTGCCCCTCAGAGTAAGACGTGACCATGTTTCTTATGATATTGGGAACGGCAAGGCTACCTGAAAACCACTGAGGGAAATGTGGTTTACTATGGTTTTATCGAGAACTTCATCGATGAACTGGGACAGAAGTTTCACATCAAAGAAATTGCATTTGACCGCTGGGGTGCAGTGCAGATGTCACAGAACCTTGAGGGACTTGGATTCACGATGGTACAGTTCGGGCAGGGCTACAAAGATATGAGCCCGCCGACCAAGGAATTGATGAAACTGACCTTGGAACAGACCCTTGCACACAACGGACACCCTGTCCTCCGTTGGATGATGGATAACATTTTCATTCGCCGTGACCCTGCCGGAAATATCAAACCGGACAAAGAAAAATCCACAGAGAAGATTGACGGTGCGGTTGCCATGATTATGGCTCTTGACCGTGCAATTCGCTGTGGATGTGTTTCTGATGAGTCGGTTTATGATTCAAGAGAGATGCTGATACTGTAGGTGTGATTATCTTTGCAAATTGGAAGTTGTGTTTCTGATTATTCAGAATCCACCGTAATGTTTTAAGGTTTCTGCTGCAATTTCGGAACCGACATTCATAGCCTTTTCAATATTATTTTCGAGCATATATGAGCAGACAAATCCGGCGTGATAGCTGTCACCACAACCGGTCGTGTCAATTATGCTTTCAACCTTCACGGCTTGCACTTTGAATTCCTGTCCATTAAAGTATGTAACGCTTCCACGTTCTGCAAGTGACACGTTGAACAGGGAACGGTATTTATTCGATAATTCTTTGAACCTCGGCAGGAGTTCTTCCGAGCCGCTTATCATAAAGAAATCAACATGCGGAGCAAATCGTTCCATATCTGCAAAATCTCTATATACATCAAAATCTACCGCAAGCTTAAAGCCAAGAGTTTCCTTCAGTTCAACTACTTGCGAAAAACACGAAGCCCAGAAATGAACAAAGACTACATCGGACCTTGATAAGATTTTGATTTCATTATCATTCAGTACGATGTTATCGAGAATTTCTCCGTTCCATGAATCATCTTTATAATACCTATCGCCCGATTCTGTAAGGTAAGTCATATTATTTGCAGTCTGATACCTTTCATCAATGCGTATATGGTTTTTATCAATATCAAGCTTTGATATTGAATCCATTATCGCTTCTGCATATTTATCTTTTCCGACAACACCAAGAAGCGTAACATCTATATCCTTAAAGTGCGAGGCATGAGCAGCAAAATTCAATGCTTCTCCTCCCGGTCTGATTATTTCAGTACCGTAAAAAACATCTGCACATATACAAGGAAGTGCAGTCAGCTTAATTTTATTCATTATACCACCTCACAAATTCTGATTTGTAGAGCAACTGTCCCACATTTAGTTTAACATATTATACCACACCCATATACGAAAAGTCAAGAAAGGATGTGATTTCATGAGCATTTTTACAGGACTTTTCAAGTCCAGAGATAAGCCTCAAAACAGTTATGACAGTCCGTCATACACATACTTTTTCGGCAGAAGCAATGCCGGAAAAAGAGTTACCGACAGAACAGCCCTGCAGCATATTGCGGTTTATGCCTGTGTGCGTGTACTGTCAGAAGCTATCGCACAGCTGCCACTGCATTTGTACAAATACAACGAAAACGGAAAAGAGCGAGTGCCAAATCACCCGCTTTACTTTTTACTCCACGATCAGCCGAATTCTGAAATGACTTCTTTTGTTTTCCGAGAAACCTTGATGTCACATCTGCTTATCTACGGAAATGCCTATGCACAGATCATTCGAAATGGCAAAGGTGATGTTTTAGGACTGTATCCCTTGATGCCGGACAAAATGAAAGTTGACCGTGATGAGAAAAAACGCCTGATATATATTTACAGCCGTTATGATGAAGCAAATCCCAATCTGAAAGAACAGGGCGACATCATTCTTTATGCTGATGAAGTCCTGCATATTCCTGGACTTGGATTTGATGGTCTGGTTGGATATTCGCCGATTGCACTTGCAAAAAATGCAATCGGCATTTCTATTGCCTGCGAAGAATATGGTGCTTCGTTTTTCGGAAATGGTGCTTCACCAAGTGGCGTGTTAGAACACCCCGGAGTGATCAAAAATCCGGAACGTGTGCGTGACGCATGGCAAAGAGCCTATGGCGGAAGAAACGCTCACAAGGTCGCAGTTTTAGAGGAGGGCATGAAGTTCACACCCATTGCAATTCCGAATAATGAAGCACAGTTTTTGGAAACCAGAAAGTTTCAGATTGAGGAGATTGCAAGAATGTACTATGATTGGCGAGACCTTGACCATGCAACATTTTCCAATGTGGAACATCTGTCGCTTGATTTTGTCAAATACAGCCTTGATCCTTGGATCGTTCGCTGGGAGCAGTCTTTGCAAAAAGCACTTCTTTCTGATTCTGAAAAAGGGCAGTATTTCGTGAAGTTCAATGTAGACGGACTACTGCGTGGCGACTATGCTTCCAGAATGCAGGGCTATGCTACCGCAAGACAGAACGGCTGGATGTCGGCAAATGATATCCGAGAACTTGAAGATATGAATATGATTTCTGAGGAGGAAGGTGGAAACTTGTATCTTTGTAATGGTTCGATGAGCCGCCTCCATGATGCAGGAATTGCTTATTCAGATAAAAAGCAGAAAAAGGAGGACGATGAAAATGGATAAGTTCTGGAATTTTATCAAAAATGAAGAAACATCAGAAACAGAGCTGTATTTTGAGGGACCTATCTCAAGCAGCACATGGTATGGTGATGAACTGACTCCTGCGTTATTTAAGAATGAACTGAACAAACATCCGGGTAATCTTACCGTTTGGATCTCGAGTCCGGGTGGAGATGTGTTCGCAGCAAGTCAGATTTACACTATGCTGAAAAACCATAAAGGCAGGATTACTGTTAAAATTGACAGCCTTGCAGCATCGGCGGCATCTGTCGTAGCAATGGCAGGTGATACAACATGGATTTCTCCGACAGGAATGCTCATGATCCATAATCCTGCCACCATTGCAATGGGAAATAAGACTGAAATGGAAAAGGCAATTACTTTGCTGGATGAAGTCAAAGAAAGCATTATCAATGCCTACGAGGAAAAGACACATCTCAGCAGAAGTAAAATTGCAAAGATGATGGATGAAGAAACATGGATGAATGCGAAAAAAGCAAAACAGCTTGGTTTTGTGGACGGGATTCTCTTTTCCAAGAAAGAATCTGAAGAAGATGACGATTCTGATGAACCTTCCAAGAGTGAACCTGATGAGGAAGAAAATCCACCAAAAGAACCGGATGAAGAAAAGAACCCCCAAAAAGCACAGAATTCCATGCTTTACTCTCCGTCCGTGACAACTGCATCACTGATGCAGAAAATATCCGCAGCAGCACCTGCAACAGGTGTACCGATAAATCAGCTTGAAAAAAGGCTGGCATTACTGAAATATTGATTGGAGGACTATCACTATGGCTATGACGATTAAAGAACTCAGAGAAAAGAGAAAGAAGGCTTGGGACACTGCACGTGACTTCCTTGACAGCAAGAGAAACGCAAACGGCGTTCTTAGTGAGGAAGATTCCAAAACCTATGATGCAATGGAACAGACTATTGTAGACCTTGGAAAGGAAATTCAGCGTCTGGAAAGACAAGCTGAAATCGAAGCAGAACTGAATAAGGCGACCTCAACACCTGTTCTCGGTAAGCCTGCCACACCGGACGTAACGGAAAAGACAGGTACAGCAAGCGATGCCTATAAAACAGCATTCTGGAATAGCGTCAGAAACCGCAACTGGATCGATGTACACAACGACTTGCAGGTCGGTACAGACACAGAGGGCGGTTATCTTGTGCCTGATGAGTATGTGCGCCTGTAAAAGGCGATGTTTACAGTAGATTAGGCTCTACACCGCACAGCAGAGCGGTTGTCAATCTGCCTAA